AATTTATACACAGGTTCGTGACCAACTGATTGACACCGGTGCTGTGACACCTGCGAATGCATCAATCATGGCTCAGATTGTCCCTGCATGGGCGACTGCTCAAGCACGTCGTCAAGGTAAGACTGTGCAACAAGTGTACCAAGATTCAGGGTTAATCATTGAAGGTCCCGCAACCGGAGAGCGTGCACGTCTTGAGGGTGAGTTGATACTTGAACAAGCACAGGTTGAATCAGACGCATTAAATGATTTATTTAACCAGTATGATGACACCGGTGAAATCACACACCTTGACTTAGTTGATGAAATTGAAGCGTTTATTGAAGACTCAGAGGGTGACTTCACCGACCTCAGTAAAGCGGTGAGCACGTACAGGCAAGAGCAAAGAGAAGACCAAGAACTAGGTGGTCGTGGCGATATGGACACTGCTGAAAGTAACTTTAATGATGTATTGCTTGCAGATGTGGAACAACGTGCTACACTGTTAGAACAACGCGGAGTAATTGAAGATGGCAAAATACTTGAACGAGAAGATGGAGATCGTGGACGAAGACCCATCACCGAAAACCAAGCCCTTATCGAAGAAGCGAAAACAAGAACTGACGAACAAGCTTTATCCGAGTTCCAGCGAGCAGAACGTGGAGAAGAAATCACCGTCGTTCATCGAGCGCACGATCCAGAAGGTAAGCTCAACGATCAAAAACTTGACGAAATAGATCCGAAGAAAACACCATCCGCGTACTTTGGCCATTATACCGGCGCACAGGATGTTGGTAATGCAGCGCGTCACGGTAACGATGTTACCGTCCATAAGATTCAGTTAAAGAAGCCGCTTACTATCAGTGCTGAAACATTTGAAGCTGTCACTGAGGGTATGACCGCTGAAGAAGCAATTGCTAAACGTGAATTCTTTAAATCTGAAGGTCATGACGGATTAATGGTGCAAGGCCTTAACTGGGTGGTTGCATTTGAAAGTGACTCATTCACAGAAATTCAAGAAGATTTCGGTGATGTTGAAGCGATGTTTGCACAGGAAGCTCCTACCGACTTATTAGAAGGTAATTTAGATGAATCAGGAAAATACACAGAAACACCAGGGGACGTACAGCCCACCGATGAAGTACGAGACAGAGCGATCATCACCGGGCGTGAAACTATTAAGCAAGTTGAAGTCGGATTTGAAACCCTTGATACACCGGCTAAAGTTGCTCTGGCAACAATTGCTTTAAGTAAGTCACCTCAAGAAAAGTTTTGGGCTATTACGCTCGATAAAGATAATAAACCCCTTGCGATCTTGAATCACACTATGGGTGTCAAAGATGCAGCCAGTGTTGACCCTGCTGCTGTCGCAGGTTGGGCTGTGAGTGTAGAAGGTGCGACACAAGTTTACTTTTCACACAATCACCCTTCAGACATATCGGTTTTATCTAGTGCTGATAAAACCATATCAGCGAAAATAAAAAACCTACTAGACGGTAGCGGTGTTGAGTCGAAAGGTATTATGGCTGTGACACCTGTAGATTTTACTCATGAAGATGGTACGAGTGACTTCATACCTATAGCGGAAACCTCTAATAAAGTTGACTTAGTTGAACGTACTTTAGAGAGACTATCGACAAAAAATAGAAAAGCCATAACATCACCTGCTACTGCGAAATCAATTATTGAAGACTTATCACAAGGTGATGAAGGTGTGTTACTTCTGAATGGTCAACATGTGCCTGTCGGTTTCTTACCGTTTGATTTCGAGAAACATGGTGGTCAGTTAAGAGGCGGTAAACTTGCAACACTACTAAAAGCAGTCGAGTCCACCAATGCAGCTGCTGTCATGCTGAACACGAAGAAGCTAGATGTTAATGAAAGAAACGTAGCTAATATGTTAGCTGCTGCTGATATGCGAGTGCTTGACGCGTTTGTTAACGGTGAATCAGCAACTGAGCGCGGATTGGACATAAGCACCGGTACTACATTCAAACAAGAAGCACGCGGTTACTATGATCCTGCTAACAGTGTCATCCGCCTGACTGAAGCTGCTGACCTTTCAACATTCCTGCATGAGTTCGCACACTTCATGTATGAGATGGAAGTCAACGGTAATACTGAGATGCTTCAGAGTATCAACAGCTGGTACAAGCGTAATGCTGAAGATGTTGCTAAAGAAGCAATGACTTATGTTGATGGTGAATTCGATGTACTAAAACAAGGTGAGCGTACTGATAAAACACCTGTTGAAATCACCCCTGAAGATGTCATCACGTTCCTTGACGATGGTACCACTGATAACAAAGACAAAGATTCAGCAATACGTCGTGCTGTGCATGAGCAATTTGCACGTGGATTTGAAACATATCTGATGGAAGGTAAAGCACCGTCGATTGAATTGCGTAATGCATTCAGAGCGTTTGCACGATGGTTGTCACGTATTTACCAAGCAATGAAAGGTCAACTCGGTGTGAAACTTGACCCTGAAATGCGTCAAGTGTTCGACCGTCTTCTTGCCACTGAAGAACAGATTGCAGCTGCTGAGGCACGTGCACGAGTTGAACCGATGTTCACTGATGCTGCTATGGCAGGGATGACTGAAGAAGAGTTTGCTGATTATCAAACACGTCAGGAAAAAGTTAAAGATGTACAGTCTGAAACTCTACGTGACAAAATCATCAAGCAACTTACCCGGCAAAGGAAGAAAGGGTGGAAGGAAGAAAAGCAGGACATCATTGATGAAGAGATTGAAAGCTTAAATAAGCAGCAGGTCTATGAAGCCCGTAACCAGTTAAAAGACGGCGATATCAAGCTTGACCATGCCACTGTTAAAGAAATGGTGGGTGAAGAGAAAACAAACAAGCTGGGTCGTAAATCCGTTGTCATTCCCCCTGAGTTACGTGGCATGACTGCAAAAGGTCAAGAGGGTATTCACCCTGATGAAGCGGCTGCGTTCTTGGGTTACAAATCAGGTTCTGAAATGTTACATGATTTAACCACTGCACCGAAAATTAAAGTACAAGCTGAGGTGAATGCTGAAGTACGTATGATTGACCGTCACGGTGACATTCTCACCGATGGTACCATTGAGCGTGAGGCTGATGAAGCGGTGCGAAATGAGGAGCGTGGTAAATTAATCCTTGCTGAACTCAAGGCACTTGCTAAAGGCACCAACGCCCCAACGATTGACCGTCAAACAATTAAAGATTTAGCAAAGACTAATATAGGTAAATTATCTTTCCGTGAGATTCACCCAGGTAAGTACCGTAAAGCTGAAATAAGAGCCGCACAGGAAGCCGCGACAATGTTAGCGGCTGGCAATAAAGAAGGTGCTGCGACTGCTAAAATGCGTCAGGTGATGAATTATTACCTTGGTATGGCTGCGACTGATGCAAAGAATGAAACGACTAAAATTGTTGACCGCATGGCACGTTACAACAAGAAGAAAGTACGTGAAGAAATAATGAAAGCGGAGGGGGGTTACTGGGACCAAATTGTCAAGATTCTCGAACGCTTCGAGTTCAGAAAATCAGTCACATTAAAAGAGATTGAGAGTCTGAACGTGTGGATGAAAGAACGCATGGAGTCAGACGGTGACGGTTTAGTATTGTCTAACGCTGTTCTGAATGAGTCGTTTGTCACCCATTGGAAAAATATACCTTTCTCAGACTTACAGGGTGTCAATGACTCTGTGAAGAACATTGAGCATGTTGCCCGGTACTCGAACAAAATGACCACCATGCAAGAAGAGATTGATTTCAGAACATTGAAAGCGAACTGGATTGACAGCATCGGCAAACAAGATGCGCGTTTCAAAACGAAAGAAAGCCGCAGCCGCATAGATGATGCACGCAAGTCAACCGCGCAAGAACACATTCAACGGTGGATTTCACAACTGACTAAAGTACCGTTCCTTGCATCATGGCTAGATGGCGGTGATCGCGTCGGTATCAGTCACGACATATTAGTACAACCGTTCACCAATGCGCTCGACGTTAAAATGAAGATGGTTGATGACGTGGCCACACCGGTGATTAAAGCGATTGCGGGTCGCAGCAAAGAAGATCAGAAACGTCACATGACTAATATATACATCCCTGAGATTGATGACACATTATTAGGTCATCAGATACTTGCTGTTGCACTCAACACAGGTAATCAGGGTAACTTGAAAAAACTGTTGCTCGGTGAGGGTTGGGCTAATCCTGAGAATGACGCTGAAATAACATTTGATAACCCAAAATTACAGGCCGTACTTGCTCATATGACAAAGAGTGATTGGGAGTTAGTACAGTTAATATGGGATCAGATGGAAACATTATATCCGCAACTTTCTGAGGTGCACCGTCGTACTACAGGTTTAGTGCCACCTAAGGTTGAAGCGACACCTATTGAGACTAAACACGGTACATTCAAAGGTGGTTACTATCCCGTTAAATACTCCCCTAAACGCTCTCACAAAGCTGAAAAGAACGCTGAGAAACGTGAAGCGGAAACAGAGTCAATGTTTAACAATACGGCCAGTATTCAGTCATCAGTGAATGCCGGTGCGACGAACGAGCGTACAGGATTCTATGACCGTATTTACCTGAGTTTAGAAGTCGTACCTGATCACTTCAATGAAACAATACATTACATCACCCACCACGATGCAGTGCGGCAAATAAACCGATTGATACAATCACCTGATGTTGCCAGCGCAATTACAGCAGTGATGGGTGAAGCTGAGTTCAAAGAACTTAAACCCTGGTTAAATGATATTGCTAAAGATGGTCGTCAACAACCGGTGAAGACCTATATTGACGAAGCGTTCCAACAGTTACGTTTTGGTACTACACTCGGTGTCATGGGGTTCAAAGCGACCACCGGTATTATGCAGTTATTTGGTCTGTTAACGTCTGCGGCTGAACTCGGTGCAGGTCCAACTATCAAAGGTGTACAGACAACCATCGGTCGCAGCTGGTACATGAGAGCAGCACGCAAGTTACTCGGTAACCGTGATGACTTACAATCAGGGTGGGAGTTTGCAAGCGAGCGGTCGAAAGTGCTGAACCACCGTACTAAAACAATGGATCGTGAAATCCGAAATGCAATGAACCGGTTGAGCCAGAAAACAGGTGCATTGGCCGCTATTCAAGAAACCTCAATGAAGCATATTGCATTGATCCAGACTTACATGGTGGATTTACCGACTTGGCACGCAGCCTATGACAAACACCTGAGTAACAATGGTGATGAAGCAAAAGCGGTGCAGTTTGCAGATGCAACTATTGAGAACATACAAGGTTCCGGTGCCACTAAAGACATGGCGCGTATCATGCGTAACCAGTCGAAGATTCACAGCACGTTCACCATGTTCATGACTTACTTCAGTTCACTCGGTAATTTGACCCGCGACCTCGCTAGGGGTGCAAAGTCAGGTGATTACTCGCTAACATCGACCGCAGCTAAAGTAATGTTCTTGTTTACTTTACCTGTGTTTTTTGAGATGTTGATGCGCGGTGAATTGGACGAGCCCGATGACGAAGATGAGAGAATGAGTAAGTTTTTAACCGGTGTCGCTCTATATCCGTTGACCTCAATACCTTTCGTCCGTGATGTTGCCAGTGGTGCATTGTCAGATTTTGGTTACAACTCAACACCGGTTGCTTCACTAATGGAACGCGGGATCGAGTCAGGTAAAGGGTTAGTTAAGAACATTCTCACCGATGAAGAGATCACAAAGAGTCAAATTAAGAATGTTAGTAAATTAGCAGGTGCTACACTGGGTATCCCAGGTATAAACCAAGTCTGGGCTACAGGTGAGCATTTGTACGATGTCATTGAAGAAGGTGAAGAACTCACCACGCGTGAACTGTTATTTGGCCCTAAGCGGTGATAGACTTATATAAATTATTGAGGATGCACTATGACTGTTAACACTGTAAACATCACATCAGGGCCATATACCGGTAATGGTTTATCAGATACATATTCATACACTTTCAGAGTTACTGATAAAACTCAATTAAAAATATTTGAAACAACTGACCTCGGTGCACGTACTGAATTAGTTGTTGATACTGATTACACTGTCGCAGGTATTGGCAATGATGCAGGTGGTATTATTACTCGTGTTGCAGGTAATCTACCAACTGATTACATATGGTATATTCGGTCTGATTATGACGACGATCAAAAGACTGGGTTTTCTAGTCAAGGTGCGTTCTTTCCCGATATTCATGAAGATGTTTTTGATAAGCGAACTTTTGTATCACAACAACAACAAGACATCCTTAATCGTACATTCCGACTATCTGATGAAATTGACATCGATGGTGATTTTACTATTGATGCTGATGCTGCAAATAGAAGCGGTAAACATTTAAGTTTTGATAGTGCAGGTGATTTACAAGTATCAGTAGCACCGCAACTTCTTACTGTTGATGGTATTTATGACAGTGTAGCTTTGATGAAAGTTGACTCACTTGCCACCGGTTTACTTATACAAACACGTGGTTATTACACGGCAGGTGATGGAGGCGCGACATATTTGATTGTAGCACCTCAAACATTTGATGGTTATGGTGACCATGAATTGGCGAATAATAATATTGCTGTGTTGCAGGGTATAGGTAACCCTCATGCAGCGAGATACGGTGCTGTATTTAACGGGACGACCGATGATTCTCTTTCATTGCTTTCCGCATCTGAAAGCACAAATAGTGTAGAGCTTCCCATCGGGGTAACTATCAACACTGGTACTGGCACTAAGTTCATCGGTAAATTATTCCATTGCTTCGGTCTATCGCCAATTATTATTGGAGACAGCAGCTTAATAGTGCAGAATGTCAGAAATGTTGTTATACCTAAGTTATCCGATTATCTAACACCCTCTGATTGGCCTAGTATTGTTGCGGCTGGTTGGCGACCAGCTTTCTATAATAACATGTGGGCGGGTGCTCATTGGGGTGGAATGCCCGATAGTGGTGAGGGTGAAATCGCTGCTGGAATGTTAGGTGCGAGCAACTCAAAAGCTAACGGCTCTACGATTTCAGCCGGTAGCGTGAATAATGCAGTATCAGTAGGTAAGGACACTGCTATAACTCATTCCCTCTTACATCTTTCAAAAACAGGAACTCCAACTGGCGCAATCACAGTTACTCTAAATGGTCAAACAGGGACGCTACAAGCGGAGGATGTAGGCTCTGATCTATCATGGCATAGAGTTGAATTTAGTACTCCGCCTGTATTAAGTGCGGGAGTCACTTATCAATTAAATGTGGCGTTTGCCGGTGCTTCTATTGTTTGGTTAAAATCATTTACTGCAAGATATCCTCACGGTGGCGACCACAACTGCGTTTTAATTCCACAAAGTTCTGATGCTTTTTTAGATCCGGTTGGTGGTGCGTTTAAAGGTCGGTTAAATTGTTTTACTGGATCTAAAAATTCGCAAGGTGCAGCACTCATTAAACCTTTGTCTGATTTTATTAAAGGTAAGGTAGGTACAGCTCTTGTTCGTGGTGGTGCTTTTCAAAAAGACGGGGTTGTTTTAGATTTAATTAAAGGTATCGAATCAAATAGAATAACAATAAGGTGTGATGCTAGCACAGGTTTTGCATCTGTAAAGATTTATGAAGAAGATGGATCAACAGTTACATTAACTGGCTCTACTGATGTTAGCGTAGGGGATCATGATATTGGAGTTAAGTGGAGAATCGAGGGGGATGGAGCTGATTTCATAACGCTTGTTGTGAATGGGGCGGAAGAGGATACATTGATAGCGCAGACCTTTATATTTTCAGATAACTTTAATGATGGTCATGCATGGCTTGGCGGTGGGTTTCGAGATGCTCCAGCATGGTCTAAAATTACGGATATGAATGTTTTACCAAGTGCAGATGGGTGGACTTGGTTTGGTACTGCTACCGAATCAACAGCGATGCAGGTTAGTGGTGGTGTACTTGCACAAAATTACGAAGGTTATGGAGCAAATCCGGGTAATTATATAATAAATCCGTCATTTAATAATGCAACGGGTTGGGCAGTAAATGTGCGTGTGAAAGTAGATAAGACTGATCCTAACGCCTCTGGAATCGTTATAGATGTTAAAGACGGAGTTAAACGGATCAGTCATCGCGTAACGCGATCTACTATATACACGACTAATTCTACGGATACTAGAAGTGCAGAGTTACAACCGTTTGCACCTCATACCCGTTTCATCGATATCTTAATAACAGGGAAAGGAAGTGATTATTACGTATATGTCAACGGTGAATTGAAGATAGACGGCTCAGGACAAATGGCATCAGCCCATGCGAGTAATGAGATTGGGGTTGGTAATTTTGCTTCTTCTGCTTCAGCCAGTGGTGGTGCTCATTGGGATGTTGTTAAATATTTAAACACAGGAATGATTACGCCGGACGCTTACAGTAATCAAATAGATGAGTTTGCAATATTTGAATCTGGTGAGGCAGACATATCTCAATTTTATAATTCAGGATCACGTATATCTATCGGCTCTAATTTACATCAACCATATTTATTTGATGCGGGTAGAGCGCATATCATAGACGGCGTTCCGTCAAGAGAAATCACTCTAACAGCCAGCCTTAGAAATGTCGGTGATGGTTTTTATGCGTTAGAAGATAGCTCACATATAAGAAGAGGGTTTTCATTTATCGAAGATGATACAAGCTTTATCTATGCTACTTACAGTGATCTAGTTTGGGCAGTTATGGGGTTTAATGTTTCACCCGATGAAACATTTGCTACGAATCCCCAGTATTTGGCAGGAGCCTCAGTAGGAATGATACGTGCCTCTGTCCAAGTAGGATTGGCAGGTACACCTGGTGTAGTTGATCCTACAACGATTAACAGCGCGTCAGGAAATTTCAAATTACTTGGTTCTATGATGGTGTTGTTTTAATATTATGAGCATTATAAATATAAGAGTCGAATAAGAACATACTATTTAAATAAGAGGTGACAAAATGATCACAGCATTAATATCAACAGTAACAGGTTTAGTGTCAGGCACTGTACCTAACCTATTAAAAGAATTCATCAGCACAAACAAAGGTGGCACATTATGAAGTTAGGCGAAAAACAAGAATTGTTCCCCCTGTTATTAATGAGTCTTGTGCACTATATTTACGGAAAAGGCTACAAGATTAGATGGGGGGATGGTTTTCGCGCTCCCCGTCTACACGGTGCAATGGGCGTAAAAAAAGGGTACGGACATAAAAACTCATGCCATAAACTTAAACTCGCTCAAGATATAAATTTATTTAAAGACGGTAAATTCCTCACAAGCACAAAAGCACACGCTGTATTTGGCGAGTATTGGAAATCATTAAATCCGCTTTGTTGTTGGGGCGGCGACTTTAAAAAGAAAGATGGCAACCATTATTCAATAACTCACAACGGACACATGTAATGATTAGCAAATTAGCAGAATCAACCACACTTAAACTGGTTGTAGGCTCTCTAATCGCTCTCCACCTCATGCTGTGGTTTGATAAAATCAATGGTGGATTAGCAGAATACGGTATTGCTGTCACCGGTATTCTCTATATGTGGCGTGATAGGGAGAAATCTAAAAATGCCTAAGATACCTAAAATACATATCTACTTAATTATTGCGGTCATTGTAATCGGCTTCATCAAATGGGGTCATACTCAAGTATGGGAGCAAGGTTACAATGCTCACAAATCTGAGATTTCTGACATTAAAGATGATGCCGTTAAAGAAGATAAAGCTGATGTTAAAACGATCATTAAATATCGTGACAGAGAAAAGGTGGTGTACCGTGACAAAATTAAATACATTGATTCAGTTAAAGACACTACGGGTTGTGCTGATACTAAGCTCACTGATATGGGTTTCGGGTTGCAGTAGCACCGGCGACACCACGCGAAAGCCTGATGGTGCTTTGACATTGCCAATGGATTTTGAGGAACGTACTCAAGCGGATACACCGCGCTCATTGCTTCGTAAGTTTGAGTTCAATCTTAAAGAGTTACTCGACGGTAACTTTAGACTTGAGAAAATACGGGAATAACCATGGCGAGTAACGCTGAGAAACTATACCAAGAGTTACATGACAAATTGAAAAAGCATGTGAAGCGATTTGAACAACATGAGCGTGATGACATTATGAAATTTGATAACCTCATCACTGCTCAGGAGTCAAACACAAAAGCTATTAATGAGTTAACCATTTCGATAACAACACTGGTCACTAACACCGGTGATGTTGTACAACTCCACAAAGATTTCCAAGGTGCTGCGCGTATCGGTAAAGGTGTGCAGGGCTTCATGCTGTGGTTGCTGAAATGGGGCGCGATTGGTGCAGGTATAGTGACTTGGATAACGTGGCTGATTGATTATTTTAAGAGTTAAAAAAAGTTTACTTTTAATTCATTTGTAGTATGACCGTCACGGTACCGTTGTAACGCGGCTTTCAATCCTTCTTCATCATCAGTCTTACGTTCAATAGCATCAGCAACAGCCAGGTCAATTGTATCATTGCATAAGATCCTGATGATGGATACTGGGTGTTTCTGACCCTGACGATCAATACGCCCGTTCATTTGTAGATATAATTCAAGTGACCAGTTGATGCCGAACCACACAACAATGTGACCTGAGTCCTGTAGCCCATCCACACCATGCCCCATGCTCGCAGGATGGCCAATGAGCAGTTTAATCTCACCCCTGTTCCACTTATCAATAACTTTCTCGGTGTCTTTTGAGGGTGTCTTAGTCAGGTTCACCGGCTTGTACTTTTTAAAACGCTTCATGATACGTTCAGCATCTGCTCTGAATGAATAGCTACACAGCACCGGTGAACCACCTGCTTCTTCTAACACTTCTTCAAGTGCATCAAGTTTAGCGTCATGCAATGGTTGGAACTCAGGTGACTCACTGCTTAAATATGGAGAGCCGTTGCAGAATTGAAGTGTCTTATTTGATACTGATGAACGACTAAATACTTCAACCTCATGCCCACTATCAAGCTGTGTGAACATTTTCTTTTCCATTTCTTTATAGGCTTTACGTGCTGGGGCAGGTAGGTCAACCATGAGGTTTGTTACTTTACAATCAGGTAAATCTAAGTAATCACGTGCATCCATCTTCACAGTGATGTCACTGATATGGTGCTCAATCCATTGCTTACCTAACTCAGTCGGTGTGTACTTCCAACCGCTGTAGTCACTCATGAAGTAACTGTCTTTATAATGTGTGATGAATTCACCGAGTCGTTGACCGCCATCGACTGCTAAGAATTGACCATGTAGATCCAGATAACCATTTGATGCAGGTGTCCCGGTGAGGCCAGTTCGATATTTGAAATGTTTAAGTATCTTCCTCCAACCGGTGACATTGATTTTATATGTTTCACCGCGGCCATCTTTACGGTCACGGTTACCGCCTTTCATGCGTAACGTGGTGCTGTTCTTCAGCTTCGACACTTCGTCATAGACCACCATCTCGAACGGTAATTCTTTACCCTGGGAAATGTAATAGTGATCAAGCTGCTCTGCGAGCCAGTTCATATTTTCATAGTTGATAAGATAAATATCAGCATCAGCAAACATTGCACGTGCACGCTTCTCTTTAGTGCCGTGTATCACGCTGAACCGCAGGTGTTTAGTGTGAGTCCATTTACGTGATTCTCTCGCCCAGACAGCTTGTATAACTCTGAGTGGTCCAAAGATGAGAGTCTTCTTCACCTGACCTGCACGCATTCTGTCAACGATGGTAGTCAGTGTTATTGGCGTTTTTCCAAGACCCATTGAAAGCCATAACATAGAATCGTCATGTTGCAGCATGTGCATAACGCACTGCCTCTGATATTCAAATAACTGTTGAGGTATTAAGAGTTGCGAACTCACCGAAATGCTCCTTTGCTGCTTTATCATATATATCAGCAGCTTCTTCAGGTGTATCGAAGCGACCTAAGTATGTCTGCTTACCATATATTTTTATTTGAGCGTGCCACTTACCTGATTTTTTATTCTGTGACACACCACGGTAACCTGATGTATTGTGTTTATGAATACCTGAGTTACCTGCGTTATATTTACAGTCGCATGATCTTAAATTACACCACTTGTTATCAATTCTAATTCTGTTTTTATGGTCAACATATTTAGGGATTGAACCTGTCATATACAGGAAAGCTAAACGGTGTAATAAATAGAATTGCTTATCGATGCTAACGTGCAAGTAACCTTTCCCATCTACCGTACCTACAACCTGACCCACCATTGCGTTTGCACTTTGCTGGACCAGTCGTGTGAATAAACCAGTGTCAGGGTTATATTCAAAAAGACGTTTCAGTTTGCTTTGACTAACCATGTTGTTGCTCGCTATATACTAAAGGTAAAATAGTACATGATTAGTTCATTCACTTCAACAACACCTCTCTAATCCAAGCATCAACACCGTCATGACCCCATACCGTATCAACACGTGCACCGGCTTCCATTAATCTAGCGTGCTCGCGTTCTTGCCCCGGCTCATATGAGCCATCAATAGTTTTCACCTCTACAAAGATGATAAGACCTTTATAAATAACAATGCGATCAGGTACACCATCACGTCCTGGTGACACCCATTTTCGGGTGATGCCCCCTAGCTTAGTCACCTCATCATCGAGATAGGTTTCTACTTTGTTTTCACGAACACCCATTAGAACGGTACGAAATCTTCATGTAAAGGGCATGCTCGATCTGTGCAATCACCATCACGAGAGTTATCAGAATGAGTACATCGGTTGGGGCCTTTTAACCCTGCAATGACAATGTGTTCGCAAGGCTCACCGATAACGAGACACGTGTATATGTCAGAACTTGTATCTTTAACCAGTTTCAAATCAGGCTTAGTATCAACCGGCGACATTTCAGATTGGAACGATGTGATTTCATCACTCATCAGCTTGATGCACGCTGTCAGTACCTGTTTAACAATACGGTTCGATTTACTTTTTCTCATTGTCTGAGCATTACGTAGCATCATCATCATGTGACCCATTGCAGCAACCGGGTTACCCACATACATTTTTGATACAAGCATTTCTTCAGCAACACCCATGTCACTGTGCATCGTGGTGACACTAAACATGTGACCTTCATTGATCATCTGTTCTAAGTTATCGGATGCGACGAACTCACGAATGCTACCGTTAGCGTAGGTGATTGTTACTTTGGTGTTTGACATTATGACCTTCCTAAATGATTAAATAAATCTTCTACCGAATGTACACCGGTGGTACATAAGTCACGCAAGAATAACAAGAATCTTTTTTCTTCACTGTCAGGTGTCCATGCAGTATTCACTGCACCTGCTGTTAGGTCCATCGGCTTATTTTCAGGATGTTTAACTTGAATCATTGTATGAAGTGAATGATCAATAAGTTTTATTTGATTTGATGTAAATCTCAGCTGATCATTTAACCGTTCAACTTCTTTAGCGTGTGTGTATGCTTGAGATGTAATTTTAGTATTATCAATACGCAACTCAGCTACCTTTAAATCCGATTCTTTTAACCGTCGTTCCAATTCTGCTTTTAACATGGTGTCACCTCAAATAGTTATATCGGTTATCGTTAACTTCATACCATAGATTATCATGGTGTTGAGTTTCTTTGTTATCTCAGCGCGATCACCTTTCATCAGTATGGTATCAATTTCTTTTTCGCAGAAATAACCGGTGGTCTTACTATACTCAACTAATAAATCTAACCCATCAAGGTAACTCAGTGCAATCGTTCTGGGTGCTGTATTTTCACTTTCGATAAATTCATCACGTGCTTTTTTAATTTCTTTCAGCATGAGTGTCACCTAGTTAAGAATCGATAATTGAAACATTTCACTTTTACAAGGGTGTGCTGCCGTGATCTCAAACAAATGACCTTTACTGATTAAATCCTCAACTTGGTCTGTGACGGTGTACTCTCGCACATCTCCGTTTTTAAACATTATTTTTAACGTTGTATTTCGATCAACAATATTCGGGTTTCTGAGTTCATCAGATATTTCGAAATCAGAGAACTCTTCATCGATAGATTTCCAGTCACCTTCTTGCCATAATTTAAGGAATAAAACCCCTTCACCATCTGCGTCATTAATAGCGTAGTCAATCGCATCAACACAGTCTTTTACTGCTTGGCTTACTTCACTCATGTCATCACCTCTTCAATTAACCTGTGCTACAATGTAGCACACTACATTGAGCCTTGCAACAATGGTTTCACAAGTTTCTCTGCTTGAGCGATATACCATTCATGGTTGATGTTAAACATAGGACTACCACCGTCAGGTTGTACCAGTACATCATCTAAATTGTTACACAACATCACATTATACCCGGTGTTGATACCGCTGCGACGTTCACCATAGGTTGATTTATTCTTGGTGTGAATACGTTCATCCCAGACACCGTAACCTATCTCTGTCATGACCTCATTGAAGTATGAGTCTGTCAACTTGTTAGCACGTTTATATTCACCAGCTTGACCTTTCGGTGGCATCACTTTTTCAAGTGGCTTACCTTCTGTGCTAATATAATAGCGAACGATGTTAGATACTTTTTGACCACCCCATTCGAGGGTGCTGCTTCTTGGCACTTTAGTACGAAGGAAAAAATCAAACTCATCAGCATGATTTGTAATAAACTCCCTAATGTCAGTGCCGTGGACAAGAGCCGCTTCAGCAGCAAGAGCAACCACTCGTGCCGACCAATCTTTGTGATACGGTAATTCCCTAGTGCCTGGATTCTCTTCAGCAGTGACATGTGCATATGCTCCTATACGTTTCAATTTACCATCAGTTTTCTCAGCAATGTAACTGTTCACATCACGAATAAACATACGACTGTACAACGCTTCTTCAAGTTCAAGGTTCGTTAGCTGTTCCCACCATCGGCAAATTGTACGGGTGTGTTCCAAATGTTCATAAGGACAAAGGTACGTCACACCGTCTGTGTTCGCCTGTATCATGCGTAACCCCGGTGTCTTCAATAGTTGTTCAACCAACATACACAACAGCAACTGACCGTTGATGGTGATGCTCATGGTGTAGAATGAATCGAAGAATACACTAAACTCATTGTTTGAATTACCGTAGGGTACATTTAATGCTTCTTTATAAGCTTCATTCTCTGATGTACCTTTATCATACGTTGTACGTGTATGGTATATGTTATCAAGCGTATCGCAAAACACTTCACTCAAATGCGCGGGGAATATTTTATTTTTAATAGCTAGTTTCGGATAAAAACTTTTAACATCTACGTCCACAAGTTGATGGGTATCAGTAGTGTGCACAACCTGAGATTCGACTGAGGCATGTAATCCCCCGGTACCGAAATGATAACTAAGACCGTCAATGTCTGCGGTGAGTCCTTTAAACACACCTTTCGTTTCGGTGATGACTTTTGATTCCAGATAAACTTTAATTTGTTGGAATGCCAAGTTTTCAAATTGTACATAGGGGAATATTACTTGCGCTAAATCAATTGACTCACGTTTAGTTTGACGCTTAACTTTCTTGTTCCCCTGATATTCATAGCACATTACACCTTTTGATTCTAACGCTTGTACCAGTGCTGTTTCCCCTATCTTACCATTGTTCATATTCGTCATATTTGTGTTGAACTTGATTGATAAGTCTTCACGCAATTTAATCTGCGGTGCAGTTCTGTCATAGAACATCATCGTTGCATCAATGTCATGCCACATATAATCAGCAAGCACTTGTATCTGTTCAACGGTGAGTACAGTACCTACGGGGAAGGGTAAGTCTTCAATGCTGTCCATTCTCATGTTGAACTCTAACACTTTGAGACTGGTGGCTTTAGCCATATTATCGAAGTGGTGAATCTTGTACAGGTCAAGCTGTTGTACTAACCACTCTGATTCCCAGACCATGTGAGCGAATCTAGCAGGTCCATGAGCACCGATAATACTCATTGCTTTGTCATAGATTTCAGTGACGCTGATACCAGCCTGTGCGTTACGGTGAATGAAATGGATAACAGGGTAATCGAACCCGATGTTGTTATACCCCACCATGCGACACTGTTGCTCACCCATGATGTCAATGAACTGGCAGAACTGTTGTATGTCATTACGTCTGATGCTTATTTCAAAGTACCACTTACGTTTTGTGACGGTGTGCATTAAACCTATGGTGAAAGCATTAGGGAATGTTTCAATATCATAGATGATGTCACCGGGGGTTACACCGTAGAGGAAATCGGGGGGTGTGACAAAGTTTGAATAAGGTATTAAATTACTTTTATTGTGATAGCAATCATCACATACCTCTACAGTTTCAAAGTACATTGTTGCTTCTGCATTGAAACATTCTTGACAAGTTAACCCACTCATTTTTTAGATTCCTTTATTATTTCAATAATCCACTTAGTAATATATTTATTAAACACATACATAATTATGAAAAATAAAATAACGCCCTCCATCTAATATTTCTCCCATAAATCACTAAGTTTTTGCAACTGTTTATCAGATAAGAAACCGTGTTTATTGATACAGTATTCTTTGATGTCTTTAATGAAGTTATCTTCCCAGTCTGAAAGTGCAGGGTTATGTGAAAGTTCGTTTATCACAAAATCAATGCTTTTTGAATCATTGTTGAAGGAGTATTCAGTCATAGTGTCACCATGCGTGCGGCTTCGATTTCTGCATCGATTAACTCTTTCGCAGTTTCAAGAAGTCTAATGTATGTGGTTTTCAACAGTTCATCACGGCTGACATTCAAATCAATCGGATGAACTGACCGCGGTTCTTTTAACGTATCAAGAAATTTGTTGTGCATATCGAGTGCACAGTTTGCAATAGCATTTTGTGCATTGAATTCAATAGCCATAAGTGTCACCTCGTTATTGTTAATCTTTTTAAATGCAGTGAAGCTGGCGGACAGATTCGAACTCATCTCCATACATGCAATTCCAGCACCAAGTTCACTACATTTAAAAAGACCCTCCTCTCCAGGGGTTGGGGAATAAAGAGAGGAAGGTAAGTACTACAATCGTTTAAGCAAATGAAGGTTTAATTGCCATACCTTGAGCAAGTAACGTTTCATCAGTCCAACCTGCTGCAATCATACTTTCGTATGTTGCACCGTTTGCAGCTGCTGTCATTTGTAATGCAATAGACGCAGGAGCAGGAGGAGCAGGTGTCATTGGAGCAGGTGCAGCTCGAACAGGTGTCATTGGAGCAGGTGCTTGCATATGCGGTGGATTAGTCACTGGTGGTTGACCTGCTACAACCGGGGGTGCCATTGGTGCAGCCATTTGTGGTGCAGCTTGTACCTGTGCGCCGCCTTGCACACCAGCAAACATCTGTTCAACCGATGGTTTGTTATCAAGACGACCCATTGGTGGTTCTTCAGCTGTAACCATGACACCGTTTAACCAGCCACCGATACCTGCTTTACCTTTAGGATAGTAACTAATACCTGCGTTTACGTAACCCACCATGCCTGAATATACAGCACCGGGGTCAATAATCGGTGTGAAAGCCATATCCACAACAGAAGGTCGATCAACTTCTTTTGCAGTACAAGTGAAAAGATACCAGCCGTTGAACCGTGGGTCATAATAATTTTTATCGGCTGGAATTTTATGTTCATATAATCCAAAACATTCATCAGCACCGTTGTAACCACTAGGACAACCGTTTACTTTAGCCGCTTCAACTTCAGCTTGAATTATAGCTACCTGTGGATCATTAGGTGGTAACAATACAGCACAACTATACTTTGCCTCTGTTGCACCCTTTGCTATCTGTGGTGTAAACAAAGTGGGGAATGATAAAATACCTTTTACTAACATAATGTCACCTCTTAAAAGAATGAAGGTTCAGCTGCTTCTTCTGCAACTGGTTGTGTAGGAACATCAGCAAACATTAACTTTGCTGAGTCTTCTTGTGTAACAAGTTTCTCATCGACATGATCACGTGCTACTTTTTTCAGTGCTAACTTACCACCTTTGAAAGTAATCAGATCATTCTCGATACGTTTTTTCTGATCGTCAGACAGTTTATCTAACTTCAAAACTTGAGCCGGTGAAATGAGTTTCGGCGGGAAAATATCAGCAAGTTTAAGCCTTCGCGCTTTCAACTTTTTAATGATTGTTTCTTCGTCTTCATTCCACACATTTGAACCTTTACCCGGCACCATTGCATAGCCTGGTACCGTGATACCTTGATCAATACGATCTTTGATTTCAGTTTTCACTTTATCAAACACCGCTTGTATACCCGGTTCAGCATCTGCGAGATCAGACAGCTGTTCTTCAGTCAGTGACTTTGGATCTGCCATCACCTGTCTGAATACTTCAAACAGGGTTTGGTCACCTGTTACCATTTCAGTGTTGCTCATATTCTCCACCACTTGTAATGATTGATTAGATTCAGCGTCACAATGACCGCCACGTTTAGGGTTCGCTTTACACCACAAACAATGTTCACCTGGTGTACAAGGTGCGTCTGCTTTATCAGTTGCATATGCTGCATCCGACAATTTATCAGCTGTTTCAATAACAGTTGCAACACTCACATTGTCTTCAGATCGTGTTGAACACACATAACGTACAACAGGGTTCGTTTTCGGTTGTATGATAGTCATGCGTACACCGATGTTTTTATTAACAAAAGGTCGAACTAACTCAGGACCACTGCACACATGAGGTCGCAATTTACCGAAAAGATAACTATCGTTCTGCGTGTTATTCTTTTCAGAAACATAACCACGACCATCTTTATAATCAGCCGTTTCGATGAAATAAATTTCACTCGGGTCCATTGCATGACGTGCAGTAATGGTGATGTCACACGTACCCCACCAATCTTCACGACCAAACGCACCGCCTGGATCAGACTTCGATTCAGATTCAACAAGCACATTACAGCCTGGGAACATTTCTTTAAGTTCAGCAACACGACGTGCGATGTAATCCAGTGCCATTTGTACACGTCCAATTCTCGCAGGGTCAACCATCCAACCATTCATATTATCTTCATGGTTTACACCGATAATTTGTTGATCGTATTGGTCTGCACGCACGTTGTTCTTCATGCACAATTCAAGCAACAAATGTGAACCAGTGCCATCAATGGCCGCTTCACCGGCTATATCAGGATAACGTTCTTCTTCACGAACCGAACCCGCACACTTAGGCCATCGTTTGTTAGAAGGCCCTAAGCGTGCGTGACCGTGGCTCATGGCTGCAACGCCTGTGCAGCGGTGATGAGTTTTTGCTGAACATCAGCAGTTAGACCCGTGACACCCGTGAGACCCATTGAACTTAATAAATTATTAATTGGATCAGCAGTACCTAAACGTTTGAACTCAACAATTAAGATGTCATTCATTTCGATATCTGTCTTAGCGGCCATTGGTATAGGTGCTGCTGGTGCAGCGGCTGGCGGTGCTGCTGCTACAGGTGGTGCAGGTGTAGGGGGTGACATTGTTGCGGGTGCTGCTGCTGGCGCAAGGGTTGGAGTTACGGGTGCAGGTGCTGAATTGATAACAGCGGATGGTGCAGGTTTAGGTGGTTCAACAACAGCAGCTTTAAGTCCAGCTACAGCGTTACCTTGTGCAACCAATGCTTCAAGTGCATCAGCAATACGTTTTAAATCTTTTTCAATAGCCATATTTTACTTCTCCAAATTATTAATAATTAAAATTTACTGTATTTCTTTCCAAGATAATCTGTTTCTTTTTTTGACAACTTCTTGTGCGGGTGTTTATTTACATCTGATTCGCCGTATATTTCTTTTTTTGCTTGAGCACATTCATCATGATTAAACCCCATCCCTATTTTGTCACCGCATATAGAACAGTAACCGGTGCGAAGTTCTTCACTATTAAAAGTACCCATGTTAATTCTCCTTCTAATTAAAATTTACTGTATATCTTTCCAGCGTGAAACTCTTTGGTTGGAATGATACGTAACTTATCGTCATTAAATGCTGTGATAATTTCACGTATTAATTCTGCATAAGTTTTTCCCGTAGTACGTTCGGCTTTCGCTATGAAAATTTCAAGTTCTTTTGCATCACAGCGTACGCGCAGTTGCCCAACGAGTGCTTTATCTTCATCTGTTGTTCCCATGGTCGTTCCTCATTAAAAATATGTCACAATTGAACCTTAGTGAATCGCGTGGTACTTGTCAACACTTTTGTTTGACATTGTTCTACATTTATTTTAATGTACAGGCTGACAGGAATATTGTGATAGTTTATATTAGATAATTCAACTGAGGTGATACCGTGAAAGATGATGATAAACCTTCTATTGAAGAATTGAGAAATGATTTTGGAACTTTTATAGATTATTTCTTTTTTGAAAGTAATCCGACGCATAAAAATAATTGGTATAAAAATATGTTTATGGAAGTACAAGATGAGTCTAATAAAATTAAAAGAAGAAAAGGTCTTGATTACCCTATATTCATAGGTGTTGACTGGGCTAAAGATTCTGGAATGAATCGCGGTGATGTTATGTCACGCAATGACAATGTGATTGAAGTTCGATTTAAAACAGTAACTATTAATAATTAAAACTGAGGTGACAATAGCAATGACAAAAATATTAGTGCCAGTATCAGGCGGTAAAGACAGTCAAGTGTGTATGCTGCTTGCTATAGATAAGGTTGGGATTGATAACGTCATACCTGTATTCAATGACACGGGCTGGGATCACCCTTTAACTTACGAGCATATCCAATATATGCAAAAGTTTATAGGTAAAGAGATTCATTCCACCAGCGGCGGTAAACGAGGTAAAAATCTAGTTGATCTAATTAAAGATGTTGGTAAGTTCCCCTTCGGTCGAGGTCGTTTTTGCACTATGTACTTAAAGCAGTATGCACTACGTGATTGGTATAAGGATAACTTATTTGACGGCGAAACTCAGTATGAATTCTGGTTCGGTATGCGCACTCAAGAAAGCGGTCAAAGAGCAAGAAAATACGCAGGGTTAACGTCTGATGACTTATTTGATATGGAGGATTTATTTCCTAGTCGTTATAACAAGAAGTTAAGAGCAACAATACAAGTCAGGCTGCCTGTTGTTGAATGGTCAGAGGATAAAATCTTTACATACCTAAAAACACACGGCATGGCTAAGAACCCGCTTTACGATGAAGGCACAAACGACAGAGTAGGGTGTTACCCGTGTTTATTGGCAGGTAAAAAAGTACAGGAAAAAATGTTCGCTACAAAAGTAGGACAAGAACGATTAAAGGTAATAAAGCAACTTGAAGTTGAAATAGGTCAAAAGTATGAAATGTACGACACAGACCAAGGAAGTTGTGAGATTTGTAAAATATGAGTTCAATGATGGTGACAAACAGCGAATTTCTGACTGCGTTATTTGGTGATGACGCAGCATGGGTGCATGTAACTGACTTCCCCTATGACCCTGGGAACATTCCAAAAGATAAACATCTAATTGCATGGATGGGTGACTACTTCAGCCGGTACCACATGCAACCGGGTAGCAATCAGTACTTCACCATCAGTAACTTCTACTGTGATGATGAAAATCAGGCGCGTCGTCGTAAGGCACTCTTCAGACATACACCGGTGATTGTGCTTGATGATGTGAAAGAAAAGTTGTCGATGGATGAGGTGTCAAAACTCCCCCGTCCATCATGGGTACTTGAGACATCACAAGGTTCAGAACAATGGGGTTACATTCTCAACACACCATGCACTGATCGTGCCAGAGTAGAAAATTTACTCGATGGTCTTGTTGCAAACGGGCTTGCCCCTGATGGAAAAGATCCAGGTATGAAGGGGGTCACACGTTATGTGCGCCTCCCTGAAGGTTCTAATAATAAAGCATCTAAACTGGTCAATGGTCTACCTTATAAGTGTCAGTTGACACTATGGGAGCCGTTCAGCCGGGTTACTATTGAACAGCTCGCTGAACCTTTCCACGTTGACCTTGATGCAGTACGACGTGAATCACGGATTGATGGTGCAGCTGCGGTTTCCGATCACCCGTTAATCAATATCCCTGAAATTATACATGTTAAAGAGGTGCGTTCAGATGGACGTTTTGATATTACCTGCCCATGGGTCAACGAACATACAGGAGCTGATGACAGTGGTTCGGCAGTGTTCACGAACGCCGATGGTAGTATTGGGTTTAAATGCCACCATGGTGCTTGCCAACACCGTACAGGACGGGACCTTATTCGATTCATTGATGGCCTGTCAGCCGGATTCTCTGGAACTCTTAAAAACTGGCAAATATTACGAGAGTTTGCAGCGGTCGCAGAACCGAGCTTCTTGGCACCCGTCGTCGCAGTTGAACAAGTCAGCTTTATGTCCCCGGCACCGACGACAGTACCGAGTGCAGCACAGGTAAGTTTTCTCGAACCGGTACCAACAGTGCAACCCATCGACGCTATTCAAATGTTGATGGATAAGCTGAGACTGGTGAACCCACGCACTCCTGAAGCACGTGAACATGCAACCAACGTGCTGAAATACACTGATGATTTACCTAAGTTAGATAAAATGCAGTGGCACAATGAAGTGTGTGATGCAATGGGATGGGGTAAGGGTGAGTTCAAAGAAATATTAAAAGATCTACGTCAACAGTGGTACACCGATAAATCAGGCAGTGCTGAGTTCTATGATGATGTGGTGTACGTTAAAGAGTTGAATCAATTCTATGACTGGAAATCACGTATCTTTTTCACCACTGATGCTTTTCAAAACAGTTTCTCACATGAAGATGCTGAAGCCCGTAAGATTGCACTGCAAGATGGTCGCGTGAAGAAAGTTGACCGTCTTGACTACGCACCGAAACATCCGCGTATCTTTAATGAGAACGGTACTCTTTATGCAAACACCTGGACTGAGGTGACTCAAGACTATGGTGCTAAGGGTGACATTGTTCGATGGGAACAACATTTTGAAGTAATGGGGTGGGGTGAACATCTTAAACATATTAAACAATGGTTAGCGCATACACTTCGTCACCCTGATGTGAAAATCAATCACATGTTAATGCTAGGCAGTGGTGAAGGTGCCGGTAAAGATTATTTATTGTATCCACTCACTAAAGCAATGGGTGAGAACTATACCGTCATCAGTGGTGAAGAACTTTTAACCGGGTTTAATGATTATGTTTTATCAACTAAATATCTTCACATTAATGAAGCAGAACTCGGTGACCGTCGTGAAGCAATGGCGGTCAGTAACAAATTGAAACCGCTTGCTGCTGCACCACCCGACACATTGCGTGTGAATCAAAAAGGTATTAAAGCTATTGATGTACGTAATATTCTCAGCACATCAATGACAACAAATTCCATGATGCCTATTCGATTGAATGGTCCATCACGTCGTATTTTCGGCTTGTGGTCTGACTTAAACATACGTGATGCTGATGACAATATGAAACCTGAGTGGTTGGATTATTGGAACGACAGATGGGACTGGATGAAACAAGGCGGTTGGAAAGCCGTCGCTTATCACCTGATGTATGAAGTTGACTTGTCTGACTTCAATCCTGCTGAAGCACCGCCGATGACGGACTTCTTGCGTGATATTAAAGAAGCATCTAAGTCACCGATGCAACAAACAATTGAAACATTCATACAAAAACAACACGGTGTGTTCAAGTGTGATCTGGTTACTGCAAGTGATATGTCAGACACATTAAGAAGCGGTGGAATATTTGCACCGAATGACATGTATGTTGATAGTAAATATTTCACACCGACAAAAACAGGAATGGTGATAAAAGAAATCGGTCGATATACCCAGGTTAAAACATATCACCTTGGTACAAGGGTGATGCTGTGGGTGTTACGTAGCGATTTAAAATATAATTCGATGGATAGCAACGCATTGTACCAAGAATATGAGCGTCAACTTGCTGAAGTACGCGGTGAATTAACAATGCAGGTGGTGAATTGATGAATGCACATGTGTATCGATATTATCGGTGGCTAGGCTGGTTAGCAGAGCAGAAAGGTCGTCATTTGAAAGCTTTCTTTATGCGTGATTTTGCACGACAGGAGTTAGAAAGTGAGTAAAAAGAAACAGTTATTTGATAAGTATGAACTCACGTTCACGAAAGAAGATTCAACGCTAATAAGTGAACGATCTTATGCACGCGGTATTATTTGCGACCTAGACTATTTGCAAGCTGAAGTTGATAAGCTGATAATGAAATGGAAAGAAGAAGAGTTACCTTGTTTCCTATAACAAAAAAGCCCCAATTAAGGGGCTTTCTTCAATGTGTATTAAACCGGTTTACCAATGCCAATGGAGTCACCTCCAGAAACCCCAATGATACCAGCAGCAGCTTTAATAGAATGACATGAGTTGCATTGACTAACTTTATTAACCAGGTCAGCAGGTTCTAATGTTATGTTTGCTACGCTTTGCATAGTTTCGCTCGGTTGCACTGCAACAGCAGCCGCCGGTCGAACTATCGTTTCGTCACTGGTGGTGGCCATCACATTTACCTGGTACACAGGTGTGGCAACATCAGCGGCATAGGTCACGGGTGAGATTAAAAACACACACGCTAATAAAATTGAAAATAGATATTTCTTATTCATCTTTCTTTACTCCTTTCACTAGTTAAAGAACTTTATAAAGTAGTTATACTGTAACATATTTATTTATACATAATATCTTTTTTGTTTACTTCTACGTACTCGGACTTCACGCCACTTCTTCTGTGACTTTTTACGGTCATCTTGAATTGATGTGAAACACCTATAACACATATCATTGGTACTGTTGTCGTGTTCTTTATGACACTTTACGCATTTCATGATTAATACTCTTCTGATGAAAGTTCTTTAACTAAAAGCCATAGCCAAAAGCACACAATAGAAATGTATACTAGGAAACATCCAGCAATTATTTTAAGTTCCATGAATAAAGCATTGAAAAACATCTCATAAATTCCCATCATCATCCCCTTTATTATTAAAAATATTTCTCATATCATTAACAGCTTGATGTGCTTTCTCTTTGTCACGGCTCGGTGCACCATGGTCAACATGCGTACCTATAGGTTCAGCAGCAACGTCACACTTAGGCGGCTCGTCATCGTCCATGTCCCACGTATACTGACACTGATCACAGAACCATTGTTGACCTTCGACGTATGCTTTGCATTTTGGTGGGCGGTTATTCACGGTACTGCCTTCAATGATACAATACCCGGTGAACATTTCATCTTGTCAAAATGACCACCTTTAACATTATGCTCACGTTGTTCAGATTCACTCATCATTAACAACGAGTTATGAAACCAGTTACCGTTTAGATTCCATGAACCCAATGGAACATCTTGGAACTTTATTGTGAAGCTACCTTGCTTATTCATCCTTACACCTCAATTCAAGAAAATATTCATGTATTAATTGCCAATCACAGCGGGGTAGATGACCTTCACCGGTGAGGAAATTGGAAACATAGGGTGCTTTAGTACCCAGTTTCTCAGCTAACATCCCCTGATTCAACCCTGCTTTAAATAGTAAATGTTTATCAGTCATCACAATCCTATTTTTAAAAGGATATACGGCGCGGGGCGTAATACATTGCGCCCATGGCCGCCTACTCTTATGTTATGCTTCTAATTTCTTGCTTTTTAATAGCTCATCAAAAAAGGCTACAGTTATTTTCCCAGCCAGTTCTAAAGCTTCATTTTCCAAGCACATATCCTGTCTTGCATTTTTTGGCTCTAACTTGATCAGCCTAGTAAGAGCTTCGTTTCTTAAATTATCGAAAATCGTTTCCATTTTTAACTCTCCAGTTAACTTCAACATAACAAATAAATTAAGGCGGACGCTGTAGAGTTCCGCTTGTTTCCTGCGAGCCTTGTTGTGGCGCTCGCTTATTAAAAGTCGTTATGTGTCGTCTTTCATTAATAATAATATTTCATTAGCTGCTGATGTTGCGCTGCTAAAGTTATACATTTCTTCCCAAAAGAAAAAATAAACCCTTTGCTGTAATTGCCAAATACAAGGATCACTAGGTACTCGATTGTAAATAATTCTATATTTCGGCATCATTAAATCCTTTCAGTTAAAACACATAACAAATAAATAAAGTTCGTTCACTTCGTTCTCTGGGATGCGCCCCTGAGTGTTTCACCGATTTAATGAACTCATCAACACGTGTTTCAAGTTCAGCATCATCACCTGATATGAACAGGTCTTCTGAGCATGCTTCAAGTAACTCGATTGCGGTGTTGAGTTGTTGACGCTGTTCTATCACATCAGCATCTTCCATTGTTTTAAGTACAATGGGTCGTTCGATTAACGATTCCTGCATTCTCAACAGCATTTTGGTCTGCTGTTCGTACTCACTCCACAGAGCATTAAACGCTCCGTAGTAGTTGTCGGGAACTAATCCCGCTGCTCTAAACCACTCATCTTTCGATATCAATACTGAATCACTCATTGTCACTCTCCCTTAACAATTAAAATCAGTTACAAGTCTACTGTTATCAATCTGACCGTTTTTCAAGTAATAGTGCTCATTGGCAAATAAGTTAATCAGCCACAAGTCGCCCGGTGGATTGTCGAAGTAGCAGTTTTCCCACAGTTGCGTTTGTTCGGGGTTGAGTTCGACGCTCTTTATATATGTTGCAGTGCGACTGTCCCATTTAATTAAGCTACCGCACCGTCTGCAAGTGAATACTCCTGTCTTCATTTGTTCTACTGCCTTTGACTCGGAATAAATAATCATAGGTGCATGGTCGAATCTCATAGCTTCAAGTCCGTGTTGTTAACTGCGAAGTTCATGATTTCAACCCTCGCTTATCCCCGTGAGCAATTGCTAGTAAACCTTCTTTATTTTCTTTCCAAAACTTTAGAGCGGTTTTACCGTCCATTTCTAAAATACGTTTGTTATCGTAAGATTCCCACTCTTTTAAACTGTGTAACTCACAGCCTATTTTCATGTGTTCATCAAGAATAATTACGTCCCAGTTTAAACCCTGGATAAATAAAGGTGTCCTTTCAAGGGTGATTTCATCGGTGTATTTGGCACCACGCAAATCGGCACCATACAAATTGGCACCATACAAATCGGCACCACGCAAATTGGCACCATACAAATTGGCACCATACAAATCGGCACCACGCAAATTGGCACCAAGCAAATTGGCACCATACAAA